TATGATTTGTTTGCTAACTGTAAGAAGACAGATACATTAGTACTATCTAGATTATTAAATCCAATGATAGAAGGTGGACACTCATTAAAAAATTGGGGTACAAAGTTAGGACATAATAAAATACACTTTGAACAATTTGATTTCTTTACTGAAGAGATGTTGACTTATTGTAGGAATGATGTAGAGTTAACAGAAAGATTATATAAATTTTTAAGTACTAAGACAAAAGACTTTGGACAATCAATAGAGTTAGAGCATAAGGTTGCAGAGATAATTCAGAAACAACATGATACAGGATTTAAAATAAATGTTATTGATGCTTATGAATTACAATGTAAGTTTCAAGAAGATATGAATGACCTAACAACTAAAGTAAGACAAACTTTTCCTCCTTTAAAAATAGAGACAGAGTTTATACCTAAGTCTAATAACAAAGCAAGAGGTTATGTAAAGGGAGTACCCTTTATTAAAGTTAAATATAAAGAATTTAATTTAGGTTCAAGGCAACAGATTGCTGAACGATTAATGTTACTTGGGTGGAAACCTAAGAAGAAAACAGATAAAGGTCATGTGATTGTTGATGAGAAAGTATTATCTAAAATACATAATATACCTGAAGCTAAATTAATAAACAGATACTTAATGCTACAGAAAAGAATTGCTCAAGTCAGTTCTTGGATAGAAGCTATTAAGGAAGATGGTAGAGTGCATGGCAAAGTTATTACCAATGGAACAATAACAGGAAGGATGAGCCATCAGTCGCCCAACATGGCTCAAATTCCTGCTGTGTACTCTCCTTATGGTAAAGAATGTAGGGCATTATGGACAGTAAACAAAGGTTATAAATTAGTAGGTGTTGATGCTTCAGGACTTGAGTTGAGGATGTTAGCACACTACATGAATGATAAGGATTATACACATGAAGTCGTTAATGGAGATATACACACTACAAATCAAATTGCTGCTGGTTTGGCATCAAGAGATGAAAGCAAAACTTTTATATATGCATTCATCTATGGAGCAGGTTCAAAAAAAATCGGAAGTATCATTGGAGGTTCGGAAAGAGATGGTGAAAGAATTAAAGAAAAATTTCTTAGAGCAACACCAAGTCTTAGAAGCTTACGAGAAAAGGTGGAACGAATTGCTAGTAGAAGATGGGTCAGAGGACTCGACCAAAGAAAAATAATAATAAGGTATCCTCATGCAGCATTGAATACTTTACTTCAAGGAGCAGGTGCAACTGTTATGAAGTATGCGTTGACATTGCTAGAGGAATATGTTAAGATAAAACAAATCAAAGCACTACCAGTAGTGAATGTACATGATGAGTTTCAATACGAAGTCGAAGAGAAAAGAGCAGATGAGTTTGGAATGTTAGCAGTACAATCTATTGTAGATGCAGGTAAACAATTAAATGTAAGGTGTCCACTAAATGGAAAATATAAAATCGGAAACAATTGGTCAGAAACACATTAGTACTTTAGCTACAGACATTAAACATTTAATATCTGAAATATCTAATGGTAAACCTGCCAACATGACAGAAGAAAACATGGATGTATTCTTAAAGAATATTAAAGAAGCTATGTTAGCTTGGAATACTCCACCAGTAAGAACAGATAAAGAAGGTAAGCTTAGAATGTCAGTACTAGGTAAACCTGCTAGACAATTATGGTATGATAAACATAGTCCTAAAGATAGAAAAGATGAAGATGCAGGATTAAATTTAAAATTTTTATATGGTCATATCATTGAACACTTAGTACTTTACTTAGCTGAACTTGCAGGTCATAAGATAGAAGACCAACAAAAGAAAGTAGAGATTGATGGTGTGACTGGACATATAGATAGTAAGATTGATGGTGAGATATGTGATGTTAAGTCTGCTTCACCATTTAGTTTTAAAAAATTTCAATCAGGTGAGATAGTAGGTGATGACCCCTTTGGTTATCATGCCCAGTTATCAGGATATGAAACAGCTATGGGTACTAAAGCAGGTGGCTTTTTAGTTGTTGATAAATCAAGTGGTGATATATGTTTTTATAAACCTGAAGACATGGCTAAACCTAATGTTAAATCTTTAATTAAAAATTTAAGAACTACATTAGAACAAGATACACCTCCAGAAAAATGTTATGAATTTAAAACAGAAAAGAATGGTAACAAAACTTTAGCTACTGGTTGTATGTTTTGTCCTCATAAATGGGAATGTCATTCTGATACTAATGATGGTAAAGGTTTAAGAGTATTTAAATATTCTAATAAGAATGTTATGTTAGCTGATGTTGTTAAACAACCTTTAGTAGAAGAGATAACATATGAATATGAAAAACAATTAAAAGATTATAGTAAAAGAATATGAACGCAAAACAAATGAAACCAATAAGAAGAAAAGCTAGACATATATTAGTAGCTTGGTTGCATTCTTTAATGACTAAAGAAGAAGCAAGTAAAATTAATTATAAAAATGTATTTGCTTTTATGCCTAATCAAACTCATTACTATGATGGTGATACATTTAGATTACAACCTTGGTCATATAAATGGATAGTTAAAAAATTAAAACGCAACCCAGAGTTGACAATCGATGATTTAAATGATATGTTACAACCAACTGAACAACAATTAAGAAGACAAAAAATGATAGAACAAGGACCATTATAATGACTAACAAAGATATATTTAAAGGTACTACCTATGATTCATTAGATGAACAAGTAGATGGAAACCATTATAAAAAAATGAAGATACAACCTGCTTACTTTATAAATGAAAATCGTTTAGAGTTTGCAGAAGGTAATGCTATTAAATATATATGCAGACATAAATCAAAAGGAAAATCAAAAGATATTGAAAAAGCAATTCACTATTTACAAATGATATTGGAGAGAGACTATGACTAAAGAATCACAGATAACACAATTAGAAAAAAGAGCAAGAGGTTTTCGCAGAATTATATCTTCTTTAAATGACTTGCCTATGTATGGTATTAATGAACATCTAGATAAAATACTTCATGTTAAAATAGATGCATTAAAAGACCATCTTAAATTAAAGATAACTAGAAACAATGATAAGTTAAATGAAATGTATACTGAGAGTGTAGATAGTTTAGCTGATGATGATGGACAACAAGGTGAAGTAGCACCTGTAGAAGTAGACCATCATGCAACCGATAAGACATTTGAAAATGACAGATAAAATTGTAGGACTTAATGGTCAACCAGTTAAACAATTAGATGGTGTTTATCATTTAAGAATTTGTTTAATAGGTTCAGATGATATTGATATTAAAAATATAGAAACATTTGGTGTAGCAGAAGATGGTTTCTTTATGGTTAAATCTCTTTCTAATAAAAGATTTCCTATTTTTATGACTAACCCTGTTAGAATAAAAACAATTGAAACATATATAGATGGTCAAGAACCTTTAACAAAACTTAGTTCTGAAAAAGGTGATGATGATTTTCTTGTAGATTTACTTAGAAAGAAACATGAAGACCAATCCAAAACTTAAACAAAAGAAAAGAACTAAAAGAAAAGAAGCTTACTTGATGAGTTTCAAATTACTTATTAATAATCAAGGACAATTTATAACTGAGTTGTCTAAATATCCTATGGATAAAATTGCTTTACATTTTAAAAAAGAAAATGCTGGTGTGATTAAAGCTTTGTTAAGAGAGTGTGATGCTAAGTTTAGTATCCTGTCTGAAGACTTAGAGAAGATTGCTTCAGATGTTTTTCATTCTTAAATTAATTGTTCTAGAGTACACATATACTTAGTTGCTAACTGAGCATCATTAACATCTTTAATTGTTTGTGTATCTAAAAGTTCTTTAGATATTCTTAAAGCTGCTACAGTACAATCTTTCCATGAATCATAGTAAGTTTCTATTTGTACTGGTGGTAAGCATTGATTGTTTATAAAAGAACATAAACTCATTGTTAATATAAATTTCATTTCTTTTTCTTTCTTTTACATTTACATCTTGGTGCAAATAATAATTTATTCATCCACTCAGTATACCTATCCATTATACCACAAAACTTATATATAAATCTATCTATCATTTTAATATTAATTTCTTAATTGATTTTTCACCCATATATATCTCTGTTTCTGCTTTAGATTTAATACATTGATATTCAATATGAGATTTACTTTCTCTCATAGCAATTCGTTTTCCTTTTAAACATTTAGACATTGATTCTTGTATTCTATGTTCTTTAATATCACCATTAACAATCATTAATAAAGCTACAACTACTTCAACCATGACCATTACCATTTGCCCTAACTTTATCTTTTAATTTCTCTACATCATCCAATGCTTTTTCTAGTTGTGTTTTAAGAAATTCTATATTAACTTTGTTAGTCATATTTTGTTCTTGATTCTTAATTAACTTTTCTACATCTTCAAACAAAGCTTCTATTAACATAAACTGTTCTTGGTCTGTTGGTTTTTGTTCTGATTTTTTAAGTAGGTCTGCTTGAAATAATTCTCTTGATGTCTCAAGTGATGTTAGTCTTGCTGTTACTTCTGTATAAGCAAACACACCCATAGCTACAGCTACTACAATTCCAATCATATTTTTTATAGGCATTGCAACTGCTGTGTTTTCACTTATCTTCATTTTCCTCCTATATATTCTTCTAGTTTTTTACCTGCTGGAGATAAACTTATTACATAAGAAAATGTTGCAGCTAATAATGCAGTACACGCAGCTTCAGTCCATGCTTCACCAAAGTGTGATAGATGAGATAACATATCTGCAATAAAACAACCTACAAACATAAGTATAGGTAATTTATATTCAAACTTCCAAGGTACAAAAGACATTAATACAACTAAAAAACCAGTTATTACACCAGTTTTTGTAGCTATCAAAGCGTGTTTTGTTGTCAATGCAGGTAAGTTTCCTTGTACCATAAATAACATACAAGACAACCAAGCTAATGATAACTTGTGAAAGAATAAATTTATTTTTCTTTTCATAAATTAGGTCCTCCAAATAATGCTAACAATACAAATGCAATAATTAACAAACCTGTAAAATAATAATTCATAATTAGACTCCATATTATTTAGTTGCTTTCTTACCTTTGTTAACACCTTCTTTTATTATATAAGACTGAGTACCATTAGCACCAGTCTCTACTTCCTTTTTTAAATCCTTAAACAGTTCCATTCTCTTTCTCTCTTTGTTTACTTTTTCTGTGTAAGCATTTATAAGTTTAGTATCTCTCATTTTTTCTTTCTTTTTTTTCTCAGTATATTTACTCTTGAATGCCAACACCAAGTAGTTAACTTAATTGCATAAGTCTCTACTTTAGATATTGCAGTATCGAGTCCACCAAAGAAATTATATAACCACTTATCTAACATATTATTTTTTAACTAACGAACCTCCAAAGTATAAACCAATAATAGCTGATACTAAGTTAGTATCTAATGGTGTAATAACAAAACTATTAGATGATAGTGTTACCCATTTCATTATTTCTTTTTCTGGTATAAAGAAAAACGAAGGTCTAAATTCTAAATAACCTACAATCACACTTGTATCTGGTGATAGTATAGGCATTAATTTTGGTAATAGTACTATAGCAAATACAGCAGTCAATGCTATAATTCTTCTAGTCCATTGGAAACCTTTGTTGTCATATTCTCTAGCTTCTTTAAAACCTTGTTGTTGTACTTCTGCTCTTTGTATAAGCATCTTTTGTTCTGCTTGTTTTGCTTTAATGCTTTGCGACCATATACTCATTACTCCTCCGAGTACTGTAGACCCTAACATTGTTATCATTTCAAATGGCATTTATTTATTTCCTTTCTCTAATAAATCTGCTTCCAGATTTCTTCTTTTGTTATAATTATCTTTAAAGTCTCTTAAATTTTTCTTTACAGAATCCCAATCTCCTGTCGTAGCTTGTTTCCAAAAATTATATTTTTTGGTAGCACCTAAACCATGTTGAAAAGCAACAGAAATAAGAACTGTTTGTTGTGCATCAGTTAAATTTTCAAATCTTTTACCTGAATCTTTTTCATATTGTGTTATTATTCTATTTGAATAATCTTTCTTAACAGCTAAATCTAATTTAGCAATTTGTTCTGTAGATAAGTTTAAATTTTTTGCTTTAACATCTGCTTCTAATCCTTTTAAACCAAAGAAAGGTTCTAACTTTTTAATAATATCTTCATCAATATTTAAATCTTCAAAGTATTTTCTATTCTTCATTTTTAAATCTATACCAGTACCTATAGTTACACCTGAATTTGAATCAGGTTTATTATTTTTATCTTTAGGAACATAACCCTGTTCTTTTCCTTTGCCTTCTCTATCAGCTATAAATTTCCAATTTATTTTTCCTCCAGTTAAATCATTTGTTTTCATAGGTAATTTTTTAGCATTCTCTACACTCATAGGTTTTTTTTCTATTACTTTTTCTTCTGTAAATTTTTCTACTTTATTTAAATTATCTCCAATAATATATTTATCATTTTTAGTAATTTTAACATCTTCATTTAAAGTGTTAATAACTTTAACACCTTGTAAATTAGATAAAGCTAAATCTCCTGTTGCATATTTTTTTCTTTTAATAATAATACCACCATAAGCAAATTTTTTAGGTTTAATTGTGTTATCTTCACTATCAACTTTATCTCTTCTATATTTTTTAGTTACTTCTACTCCACCCCATAATTTAGCTATCCAACTTCTCCAAGTAGGTAAAGGTGCAATTCTTTTATCAAAAATTTCCATTGCTTTATCTGTGTCTCCTACTAAAGTTTCTTGAAGTAATCTTCCTACATCTGTTGCAACACTTGCAGCAGGAAAAGGAATAAACCATGGTTCTCTAGAACCTGGTCCAGTTAATCTTCCAACAACTAATTCAGGAAGTATACCTGACATACCTGATAATCTTAAAGATTCTGCCCACCATGTTGCTTCATTATTTTGTGGGTCAGTTCTAACTTCACCATATTTAGCAATCTCTCTTAACATTTGAATACCACCATAAACAGGTAATGCTGCTAATAATTTTACCATTTGTTTTGCATCCCCATTTTCAATTCTTTGTAACATCTTATTTGTTTGTGCTGATTTAGCCATAGCCCAAGAAGTAAACTGACCCATTAATCTTACCCAAGGGTTTCTACTTTGAGCAAACAATAATCTATTTTGTACTTGAGGTATCAACGCATCTCTATTAGCTGCTAAAAGACCTGATTGATTTAATACTTTCTTGCCTATTTGAGATGCAATTGCTTTATCATAAGTACTAAACTGTCCTATTCTTAATCCATCTTGAACATCAATACCATACCTATTTAAATCTCTAACTAATTTTAATCCTTTACTAGAACTTAAACTCCTATTACCATTAACACTAATATATTTAGCTAATTTATTTGCAGTTGTATAAGCATCTATTGCTCCAACATTATATGCATATCTTCTTGATAAACCAGTTAACCATTGAAGACCTAAAACTTTAAAACCAACTTCATTAACTTTTCTTAATGTACCCATTTTACCCATAACATTTGCTGCTTGAGTTGCATCATCAAATTTTAATACTGCTTCATCACCCATAGTAGAAGTTAAATTACTTCTATTTAAATTAGTTTTTAATTTATTTTGTTTAGTTCCAGCTTTCAATAACCATCCACGAATTTCATTTTCTAAATTTTGATTTAAATTTTTAGCTGCTCCTGTTTCTCTTTTAACTGTAAAACCTGTTCTATATATACCTTTAAAAAAAGCTGTTAAATTAGTAGAGTTAGAAAAAGGTTGCACTATATCTCCTAAAGATGCAATAGTAACTCTATCCAACATATTTAAATTAGATACTGTAGCTAATATACCAGCTATTGATTTACTTGTACCTAATTGTTTACTACCATATCTACCAAAATAACCATCAATAGTATTAGTTACTAATTTTATTTCTGTTGCAGCTTTAGATTTCCAATTTTCATTAGTAATTCCAAATTGTTTTCCTACAGCATCTTTATATTTTTTCATTATACTATCAATATATGGTTTTAACATTTGACCTTTGTTACCAAAAGTTTCTGCAAAAGCAATTGATTTCATAGACCTATTATATAAATTAAACAATACATCATTAGCATTATTTACTAAATAACCATTATCATTTAATACTTTTTCTACTTTAGCATAAGGACCTTCAAGTATTCTAGCTTTTGTAATATGTTCACTTAAAGGATTTTTTTTTAATACACCTAATTTTGTTGATATACCTGTAATATATTCATCAATACTACTTTGATTAATAAGAGTATCATCTTGATTTAATAAACTTTTTGAAAATGATGCTGCTGAAGACTTTGCTTGTTTATCATTCTTGCCTAAACTTTTATATATACCTATTAATACTTTTTCAAAATCTTTTTCATTTCCTTTTATCTTACTAAAGTCATATACTCTTGGAAAATAATTTTTTATCTCCATTAATTTACCAAAATTTTTTGAAGTCTTATCTTCGTTTAAAGAAAATATACCAGCTTCTTCTCTTAATTTTTTAAAATCTTCTAGTTCTTTTGTTAATTTTTTAGAAAGAGTATTAACTCTATTAGTTACATCCTTTCCTCCAATTTTAAATACTTTTTGTTGTGAACCTCTAATAACTGATAAAGCTAAAGCTTGTTCTTCTAAAGAATAAGGTCTATTAACATTAGCTGTTCTTAATCTCCATGTCTGTAATAAATTTTCTGCTTTTTGTGTTACAGAATTTTTAGCAAACGAACTATCAATTCCTTCTAATAGTTGTAATCCTATTTTTTCTGTTGAACCTCCAACAGTTGCAAGTTTAGAAGAAGTAGTAGTAGAAGTAAACTCTCTTACTTTTTGAAAAGCATATTTGGTAGCATCTTGATATAGTACTCTTTGTATTAAATTTTTAGATTGACCTGGTAATATTTTACTAGCCATAATACCTTTATGAGTTAAACCTAATGCTGCTCCAGTCCACATCCATTTACTTAAATTAGCATCATCAGGACCCCATAATTTTCCTATACCTCCACCAATAGCAGCACCCATTAAAGGTCTAATACCAGCCGATAAAACTATTTGTGCAGTTTTAGCTGTTAATCCTTTTTGTTTCCAAAGTTTTTCTAATAATTTTACATCTCTTACTGCAGTTTCATCTATTATTGTTTTAGCATAAGCTGATTTTTCTTTCCATACTTCTATTTGTGCTTTCTTAAAAGCTTTTTCTCTAGCTCTTTCAGCAGTTTGAATTTTTATTATTTGATTTGAAATACTTTTAGTAGCTTTCTTTTTATCTATTAAACCAATAACATCACTTTTAATAAGTTTTTTATCTGCTTCTAATTTTTTTATTTTATCATCAAATGGTTTAACAGATTTATAATATTGAGCTTGTACTTTAGAATTATCACTTATTAATTTTTTAGAAGCTGTCTCTGTTTTTTTAAGTTGTTTATTTAATTTTAAAAAATCTTTATCTCCTGCAAGTTTTTGTAAAGATTTAAATTCAGCATTAGTAACACCTAATTGTGTTTTAGTTTTACCATCTATTACACCAATTATCTGTGCAATTTTTGATTTATCAGCACTAGGTAAAAGTTTACCTATAATTTGAAAAGCTTTCATAGATGCTGGACCAAGTACTCCAGCTATCCCAGCAGTTTGAGCAATATCTTTAGGATTTACTTCTCCTGTTGTAGCTAAGTTATCAAATAATTTATCTAATGAAACAGTACCTGCAGATAGTCCAGCTACTTTAGCCATAGCTTTAAATCCTGTTTGTCTCATTGACATTGCTCTTCCCCAAGGAGTAGCATACATAAAAAGATAATAAGGGTCAACTAAAAAAGTAGCCATTTCAGAAACAAGTACTTCTATATCATCATCATACTTTCCACCTCTAAATTTTTCATGTCGATTGTATAAATCTGCTTGAGCAATTTTAGCATTATCTAAAGCAACTTCTTTAAATTCTTTTTCAGGGTCAAACGCAGCTTGAAGTCCTGCTTTAGCAACACGAAATACATTTCCAAAAAACATATTTTGTTTATCTAAACCATAAGCAATTTTTTCTGCTGTAGTTGGTTCATCACCTATATTTTGTATTAAGTTTTGATTAAATTCATTTGTATAATTAGAATTTATAAAAGAATTAGAATAATCTTTTTTTGTTAAAGTTGTAGCAGGAGTTGTTTCTGTAAGTGTAATTCCTTCTAAACTAGATAAACTTAGTTCATTATTAAGAGTAGTAGGAGTAACTTCTACACCTTGTAAATTACTTAATGATAAATCATTAGTTACTTGTTGTGTAGTTTCTTGAGAAATAGAAGGAGTAGTAACACCCTCTAAGTTAGAAAGACTTAGTTCGTTTACTTCAGCCATAATTTTTATTTACTTGGTGAATAGTTTGTAAATTTATTAATTGGAAAAGAAATTTCATATTTATCCATTATCTCTTGACCAGACATTTTATTTGGAAGAATAGCTTTTATAGATTCTAATGTTTCAAATACAGGTTGATTTTGTATTCCAATATCTATTGGTTTAATTTTTTCTTTAACAGTTTCATTAGCAATTGTTTCTGTTATTTTAGCATCACCTGTCATAGTATCTTGGTCAACAGCTAAATTAACTTCTGGATAATTTTTTTGTAAGAAAATTTTATTTTTTGTTGTTAAAGGAACTTTTGTATTTTCTCCAGTAACTTTATCTTTTACAATAATTGTTCTTACACTACCAAAATCTTCTTTATCAGTTGTTCTACCTTTTACATCTTGATAATACTCTTCTTGTTTAATATCTGCAGTAGATGTACCAGTAGCAGTATTATCTGTTTTATCTGTTGAATTAGATTCTTTTTTTTCAGTAAGTTTAGGATAAATTAACTCACCATTATTATTTTTAAGTTGAGATAAATGTACAGCAATAACTTCTCTTGCATCTTTAGTAAATTGATTATCACCATTGTTATCTCCTTGTAATTGTCTTTGTAAATAATTAATATTTTCTTCTAAAGTACCACCTTCAATTTTTTGTCTTGATTCGGCATTACCAATAATAAAATCTCTATAAACTTTACCTACACCTTTTCTATCAACTTTATTAATATCAATACCATAACCTTTTAAGTTATCATTATTAACATTAATAATTGAATTAGAAGGTACTACTAAAGCAATTGATTTTGATTTAAACATATTTGTTATAGATTTACTATCCATTAATTTATCTTCAGACATCCAAGAACCATAATCTTCAACATGAGCTTTAGCTAAATCAAATCTTTTATTTTCATTAAAATCAATTTTACTTTTATTATTTCCTGTTACTGCAAAAGTATCATCTACATTTAAATCTTCAAGAGAATTTTTTATTAATGATTGAATTGTTATATCAGCATTAATAATTGCTGTTTTAGCTTTTAAGTCACCATCTTTATTTTCTGTAAAATATTTATCTTTTTCAGATTTTGGAATAAAAGTTAAGATAGTATCAGCAAATTGAGTTTGATACTTTTTATCAGAATAATTTATTTTTTTTGCTTGTGTTATCTTTTCTTCAAAGTTATCTTTATAAGATTTAGGAATAAATATTGAATCTTTCCTATCTGCAAATACTAATTCAGAAGATTCACCATCTGAACTTTCTACAATTTTTTCTGCTGTATTAGATGCATCTTCATTATTAGTTTTAACTGAAGCACTATCAATAGTAGTAATAGTTTTTTTATCATCTGCCATATCAATAGTTAAATTTGATATTTCTTCTTTTTTCTTACCTAAAATAGCATTAACTAATGAACTATCATTCTTAGCATTTTTTAAAGCAGCAGCATATTTATTTTCAATTTTATCAAGAGACTCAAGATAATTACTTTCCATAGTATTTCTAGATTTAAAATCAATATTACTAATAGAAGTTTTTAAGTCTGGATTATTTCCAACATTTTTAACATAAGCATTCCAGGCAGTTGGGTCTCCTTCAGTACCTACTGCTAGTTGTGCTTTCTTTTTAGCTACCCAATCAATTCCATGTTTAGCTTCTAAAAAAGATAAACCTAATTGAAAAGTATCTACTTTACCTTTGTTTTCACCATCTTTATAATTAAAACCACCAGTATTTAATTTTGTACTAACAGCAGTTAAGCCATCATATTTACTTTTATTTTTATCATAATTATTTAAATCATATTCATACTTAGATTTTTTCATAGCTATGATAGCATCTCGTTTAGCTTTTAATTCTTCACCACGAATAAGTAAATTTTCTTTTGTATTCTTTTTATCAGCTTCAATAACACCATTACCAAAAGCCATTGCTCCATCTAATATACTAAATGCCATTACTTATTCTCCTTTATTTTTTCTATTTTACCTGGTAATTCTTTTTTAATTTTTGATAATAAACTAGGTGATACACTATCTTCTGAAGGTTCATCAAATTCTACAATTTCTTCTGTAGATTTAGGTTGTTCTGCTTCTCCTTCATCTTCATCATCCATTTCAACTGGTTCAACATCATCATCATATATTGCACCATCAGGGTCATCTTCTTCACCTTCATATAAAACATAATCTTTAATATCTGCATAATCAGCTATTGCTATTAATAAATAAATTGTAGGTTCAGCTAACATTAACATTAAATCAGGAGTATATAAACCTTTACTATAACCTCTATATAAAAGAACTTGTGCTATTTGGTCTAAAGGAGTTTTATCATTAATTAAATCAATTAATGGCATTAAGTTATCTTCAGCAGTTAGTTCTAAATATACAGCTTCCATAGCTTCATCTTCTTCAATATATTGAGGAGGAGTTTCCCATTGCTTTGGCATATCAGGTGAATTAGTTAAACTCTCACCTGGAGTTGGAGCATTAAAAGGATTTATGTTTGCTTCTTCAAACTGTGTTGTATTTATTTTTTCAGCCATTATGTTCTGTACTTTCTTACTTTGTTTGCTATACCTTTCGGTTGTTTTACAAATTGTTTACCTTGTGCTTTACCTTTTCTTTTAGCAGCAGTTGTTCTTGCATACTCAGAAGAAGATAAACTTTTTATTGCTGCACTTGGTAAATATCTTTCGCCTGTTTTACTTGAGG